ATGGGTAGAGATAATTTGTGGAATGGTATAGGTGGTGATGGGTTTAGATATAGAGCGCATATTCCAGATGGTTTGCGAGCTGGGGAAGCAAATGAAACACGGATGGAAATTCCCATATACACAAAACAAAATGAAATATCTTTATTTCAAGTTGGTGGTTCAGATAGGCCAGATACACTTAGAGGTGGTAATCCAAGAATGGTTATATTCTCTGAGTGGGCTGAACAAGATCCTGAAGCATGGAATGTGGTAGAACCAATACTTAAGGAAAATAATGGAATTTCAATATTTAATACAACACCTAAAGGAGATAATCATGCTAGAGGATTATATGAGTATGCTAAAAATAATCCTTTATGGCATGTAGAACTTCTAACAGCAGAAGATACAGGTATTTGGACTCTACAACAATTAGAAGACATAAGGCTTGATATTATTAAGCGTTTTGCGGCTCAAGGACGCTCTGAGAGTGAAGCAAATGCTTATTTTGAACAAGAGTACATGTGTTCTTTTAAAGCGCCTGTAATTGGATCTTACTACGGTGAAGGTATTAATCGCGCAGAAAAAGAGAATAGGGTTACAAGTGTTCCTTATAATGAGTCTTTACCAGTTAATACATTCTGGGATTTGGGGATGGATGACTCAATGACTATATGGTTTGAGCAGACAATAGGACAAGAGATACATTTAATAGATTACTATGAAAATTCAGGTGAAGGGCTTCCACATTATGCACAGGTATTGCAAGATAGGAAATATATTTATGGTAAGCATTGGGCTCCTTTTGATATTAAAGTGCGTGAGATTGGTACAGGTAAATCGCGTATAGATGCAGCGGCATCTCTAGGTATTAAATTTGAAACAGCTGATAAACTATCAATAGAAGATGGGATAAATGCTTGTAGACAAATTCTTTCTCAATGTTGGTTTGATAAAGAGAAAACATATCGTGGAGTAAATGCATTGAAGAATTATCACAAAGAGTGGGATGAGAAGAATAAGGTATTTAAAAATAATCCAAAGCATGATTGGTCTTCTCATGGTGCAGATGGTTTTAGGACATTTGGAGTAAGTTATAAGAAATATGTAGCTCCTAATCCTCCACAAGCAGATTTTGGTGGAGTTAAAGGTTATATTCCAGGAATAATATAGATGTTGCGTCCACATGCAAGGTTCATTTATTATCTCAACATGGATAGCAAACCACAGAGAACTACAGATCCAGCCATTGCCCAAGATATGGATGGATTTATTGAATTAGGTGGGCTTGAGCTTCAGATGCTTCGAATGAATAAAATTGATGCATATAATTATAGATACCGCAAAGTAGTTGATTGGGATGAGAATTACGAATTATACCGCGATAAAGTAATTGTAAACCGTTTAACCCAACGCCAATCAGTCAACCTTCCCATCATGAAGACTCAAATTCGTACACTTCTTAAGGATGTGGATGAGATGCCAGTGCTTTATTTTGAGAACTTAGACAATGATAAGACAGCAGAACTTTTTAAGAATGAGTATTGGAAATGGACAGTAGAACAAAATAAAATGGAGTTGCAGGATATTATAGATAAACGTCAAGTCTTCTTATTTGGTAGGTCTTATGACCAATGGCAAATAGCAGATGGAATGGTACAACAGACAATTCAGGATCCAATGGATATATTAATTCAAAGGTATTGTGATCCATTCAATATCCATTCTTCTCGTTTTCTTATTCATTTACATATCTTTAAACCTTTAGCTACTTTAGATCAAAATGTAGATTACAATAAGGAAGCAGTTGCAGACATGAAGAAATGGTATGGATCACAAATGGGACTTTTGAAAGCAGCTGAGAACCAAAGGTTACTAGTCCAGAAGAACCAGAAAATGGCAGATATGGGTGTACCAGACATACACTCACCAGTATTAGGAGAAACTTATGTTGAATTGGCAATGCACTTTATATTCCGCGAAGCAGGGGAGAAATGGATTGATACAGATGGTACAGAACAAACTACAGATGTAGAACAAATATTTCTTTATGTTGAGTGTGACCAAATGCGAATACTCATGAAAAAACCCTTAGAGAAGGTTATAGGGACTACTGTAGACCATTTTTGGAGAAACCATTACCCATATGTGTCTTGGGCAGATGATATTGAGAGACAAGATTGGTTTAGTGATGGAATTGCAGATATTATCAGGACTCCTAACAAAATAATGAATAGTTGGTTTAGTCAAATGGTTGAGAATAGGTCACTTAAGAATCTTAATATGCATACATATAATTCTAATATTGATGGATTCCAACCACAAACTTGGACACCTATGGCTTGGGGAATGTATGGGATACCAGTCCCACCTAATACTAAGATGGGTGATGTGTTTGCCGCTGTCCCAGTTGATGATTTAAAAGATTCATTGGATGAAATGAATTTTGTCCAAGCAATTGTTGAGAAAGCAACAGGAGCAGTACCTGTAACTCAAGGAGCCCAAAATGAGCGCGAAGTAACATTAGGTGAGGTAAAGCTACAATTACAAGAAGCCCAGAAAAGGGTTAAAGGAATGTCTAAGTTTTATACTCAAGCTTGGAAAGAACGCGGACTTATATTCCTTAAGTTAGTTGAAGCAGCCCCAGATAAACTAGATGCAGTAAAAATATATAAGAAAGGTAATAACTCAAATGATATATTTGCTCGCGAAATTGCGCCTACTGATTGGATGACAAAATCTGGTTATGGAATAAAAATATGGAGTCAAGACCAAAAGGATGCATTTGATACAGATGCACTTAATAAACTTAATGCAGTAAAAGCAAATATTCCTGACAATCCAAAGCTTGAAGAGGTATATATTCGTAAATTACTTGAGTTTGCTGATTTGAAACCAGATGAGATTAATGACATTATGAAAATAGAACAGGAAAGGATGCAAGCAGAAGCAGCAAGTATGCAACTTCCTTACCAATATGTACCAGATGATATAAAGGCACAAATAGAAGAGGCATTTGGTTTTAAACCTTCTCAAATGCGCGGTGCTATGCAACCAATGCAAAATGGTCAAGCTCCTGCCCAACCACAGCCTACAAGTCAACCTAGTGCGCCACAACTACCAGCAAATACTCAACAGCAACCAGTATTACAATAATGAGAGATGAATTTGGAGTAAATACAGAAGATTTAAGACCTAATGAAATAGCAGGTTATCAAGCCTTGGTTGATGCAGCGCGAAATAATGTGCTTACAACGGATAGGATTAGAGGGTCAATAATACTCATGAAGGCAGAAGTTGAGGCAGAATTGAGTAACATTGAAGGTACACCCCAGAGTTGGTTATCTCTTCTTGGTTTATTCCTTCCTATTATTGGCATTATCCGTAAGTGGTATTTAGACCAACATGCAATGTATTTACAAGCGCGTCTTAAAAATCTTAATTTAATTTCTTTAATATTTACAAATTCAGAAAGAGTACAGTTAGAGTTAGATAAACAAATAAACAATTTACATAAAGCTCAACAAGAAGAAGAGGACAGGAGGTGACTAACATGAAAAAAAGAAAAACTGCAAAAGCAGTAAAACAACAAACAGTATCCTACAAAAAGAAATCAAAGACTAAGAAAAAGAATTGGATTCAGGGAGCAATCAAACATCCAGGTGCATTACATAGGGATTTAGGAGTTAAATCAGGCCAGAAGATACCTACTGGTAAGTTAGCAGCCGCAGCAAATAGAGGCGGTAAAGTTGGTCAACGTGCAAGATTAGCTGAAACATTAGAAGGTATGCATAAAAAGAAAGCAGCTAAGAAACAAGCTTGGATGAAGAAGGTAGGAGGTAAACCTTGTTAATATGCCTTATAGGATTAGACATGGATCAGGGTCAAGACCTTATCAGATTATTCGTATAGCTGATGGTAAAGTTGTAGGTAGTTCACAATCGCGTGCAAATGCTCAAGGAAGTATTGGTCACCGTATGGATGCAGAAGCAAAGAACATAAAGAAGTATAAGCGTACAGTTAATAATAAAATGGGTAATTACGGTGAAACAGATTTAGGTAAACATACAATTAAAATTAATAAGAAACTATCAAAGAGTAAACCCACTCATAAAAGACCTCTTAATAAACATGCTAAGAAGTACCCAGAAGTGTTAGATACAATTGTCCATGAGAGAAAACATGTTGAGCATCCTAAAATGCATGAGAAAACTGTAAGACAGATTACAAAAAAGTCTATTAAGAAGATGACACATAAACAAAAGAGGAAGAATTATAATTTATTTACTTGACAGTACATAGGTTGACTATTTAATATACCTACTATGGATCAAGCAATAGCAGATAAACTCTACGAAATTCGCCACAAACACCTTACTTCACTCACAGAAGCAGATAAAGACTTTCTCCGTGCTAGAAAATTCTATTTAGGTAAAAGAGATCAAGCAAAGTATAAAGATATAATTGGTAGTAAATCTGCGCCTGCTCCAAAACTTACAAGAAAACAAACAAGACTCGCTAAAGAAGAAGCTGCAAGACTGGCTCATCCAGCTGCAATCTAATTATGGATCCTCAAAAAGAACAAGAATTTTATAATGCTCGTGTAAAAGAGACAGATGGTAAAATCCGTGCTGAATTTGAGCGAATGTTTAAGCTAGGACATAAATTAACATTTGATGATAAAGCTTTCCTTAAAGCACGTTCTTCATATTTAACTCGCGCAGAAGCAGAAGAATATAAAGATGAATTAGCAGATGATTTAACTAAGAGTCCATACTTTGGTAAAGTTAGGAAAGAATTAGAACAAATGGCAACAGATTTAGGTATAGAAGATGTATCAATGAGAACTTATAAAACAAATGGAGATCTCATTGACGCAATAGAAGCCGCAAAAGTAAAAGCGTAATTCGAACTCAAGTAACTCTTGACCGATAAATTTATGCCAAACCATCAAAAACCTACAAAAGAAGAATTAGAAGCCCAAGTGAAAGCCGCGGTAGATGCTGAGGAAAAAGCTAGGAAAGATCCACCAGTAGAAACTCCTGAAAAAGAACCTGTAACAGAAGAACTAACGGAAAAAGAGGTAGAAAAGCCCTTAGAGGATACTGAAAAAGAGGTTATAGAAGAAAAGACAGAAGAGAAAGTGTTAGATAAAACACAAAAAGATAGTGAGGTAAATTACAAGAAACGCTATACAGACTCAGTTCGCGAAGCTCAAGTTGTGTCTTTTAAGAATAAAGAGATAAACCAAGCTGTAGATGAAGCCGCAACCCTTACAGAACCCACAGAGGATGAAATGAAGCAAAAGTATGGTAGCGGTTGGGATGAAATGAGTGTTACAGAGCAAATGTTGGCTAAAGATAGTTTGCTTAATAAGAAACGATTTGAGTTAATTCATGGCGCAACCCAGAAGTTTAAAGCAGTAGAGGATTGGACAGAGAAAGTAGATACATATATAGGTAATCCTAAAACTCTTATTGCTAATCCAGAGTTAGAAGGTAAACAGGAAGAGTTTAAATTATTTGCTACTAAGCCAACGCGTAGAGGATTAGAGTTTGATGATTTAGTATTAGCTTT